TCCGGAACACAGAACAGCGAGAAAGGTGACATCCTACTCGCTGGCACTGCTGTCATCGCCGACGTGCAGATCACAGCTCAGAACCGCGAGTCCGGCACCTACACGGTGTCACTGACTGGCGTCAACGACCTGCTCTTCCCGCTTGGCGTGCTCTACTCAAGTAACTCGCTGCGACTTGTCACCAGTGATAACAAGATCCTCGTGGCACCGGTCGCACCGTAACAACTCAGGACTATGGATTTTATGAAGAGATTTGCTAAAAAGGCAAAGGATATCATCACCCCGAAGCCAAGTGCCGCTCCTCAGATCAAGGGCGGCAAGACCGTAGCCATCATCCACTTCAATACACCGGAACTGACCGAAGCTGCGATCCTCTCCCTGCGTAAGCACGGAGGGGCATCGTGGCCGGTTGTCATCTTTGACAACAGCGACCAGCGCCCCTGGACCAAGGAGATGGATGGTGTGACTCGTATCGATAACACCAAGGGCCAGTACGTCAATTTTGACGCTGAGCTGGCCAAGTACCCCGATAAGCAGATGGAGTACAACCGTATCGCCAACTTTGCCAGCGTCAAGCACATGCTGTCTGTGCAGAAGCTCTGGGATCTCATCCCTGGCGGCTTTATCCTCCTGGAGAGCGATATCCTGCTCCGCAAGGATATCAGATTCCTCTGGGATGAGAAGTATGCCGCCTGCGGTAAGGCGCAGTGGTTCCACGGCCGCCGTATCGAACGTGACCGTCTGATACCCTTCCTCTGCTATCTAAACGTGCCGCTGCTCAAAAAGCACGGCGCCCGCTACTTTGATCCCAAACGCTCATGGGGCCTGATGAAGGATGACTCCAACCCCTGCAACTGGTATGACACCGGTGCCTGCGTGCTGGAGGATATCATCAAGACCAAGCCGGCTCTGGTGGCACGCCTTTATCCCAACCTGGACCGCTGTTTTGTGCATTATGGCAACGGCTCATGGCGCCGCAACGACATAGAAGGCCATCTGGCATGGCTGGAGCAACACAAAGATCTGTGGCAATGAGATACAGTGTGCTGACTTATATCTTCAATGGTTATGAGATAGTCCAGGAGATTGAGGAGAAAGATCCGGAAGCCGAGTACATACTGGTCACCGATGATCCGAGTCTGAAGAGCGATACCTGGACCATTATACTTGATCAGTCACGTGGCCGCTCACCTTTCGGCAAGTGCTACGAGGTGAGACATCACCCCTTCCGTTATGTCCATACAGATATCGTGCTACGTGTTGACGGCAGTATCAAGATCCTCAAGTCATTGAAACCTCTTATCGATAAGTTCGAGAATGGCAAGTATGACCGTTGTCTGATGATACATCCACGTCGCAACACATTGCCAGAAGAGTATGATATCTGGTGCCGGTTCCGCCGTTACCCGCGCTCACAGGCACGCCGTTGTCTTACCGCAATGCAGCAGATGGGCTATGACATGACCTACAAAGGTTTATATCAGGGATGCTTTGAGATCCTGCGTAACAACTTCGTGAACAACGCCATCAACGACCAGACCTTCGGCACACTGTGCATGCTGGGCTCCTATGGCGTCATCGAGCGCATAGACCAGACCGTCTGGAGCATGGTCATCAACCAGTTCTACGCTGACCGCCTCAAGGTGCTGCCGGTATCAGAATCCATCGTCACTGACGGTAAGCTCATGCAGTGGAATAAGCACAAGACCACCATACCGGTGCCGGAGGTCAAGGACGCCATCGAGCCTTTCCTGTTCAACCGGCCTTGCAAAGTGTGGTGGTAAACCCTATGACTGCATTACTCCGTAATGAGGAATAAACTTTATCAAATCGCTATATGATCAAGAAATTAAACCGAGAGATCGACTTCCAGATATGCGGACTGCATGTCAGGGAAGCTGAAGGTGAGGAGAAGAGCCGCACCATAGAGGGCCACGCCGTGGTCTTTGGCCAGCGCTCTGTCAACCTCACCCCCTGGTCATCATACCGTGAGGTGTATGAGATTATTGAACCAGGTGCCATCACCAAGGAGCTCATTAACCGGAGCGACGTGGTCCTCACCGCCTTCCACAACAACGAGATCATCCTGGGCCGTTCGGTCAACGGCAAAGGAACCCTCTCTCTGACCTTGGATGACAAAGGCATGAACTGCCGCTGCACCCTGGCTGAGACCGCCACCGCCGATGAGCTGTTGTCAGCCATCGAGCGCGGTGATATCACCGGCATGTCGTTTGCCTTCACCGCCGATGAGGATGACTCCGAGAACGGTGTGAGCTACGAACGTGTCGAGGCACGCAACGATGACGGCAAGGAGGTCTGGATACGTCACGTCAAGAAGATCACCGGTCTTTATGACGTCACCATCGCCGGCCACCCCGCCTATCCCCAGACTGACATCGCCCAGCGCGAGCTCATTGACAAGGACCTGGACGCCAAGATAGGCGAGCCGGAGGCCCTCAAGACACAGCGTGAGGCCGAGGAGAAAAAGACTCAGGAACGCAATCGCGCCATTGCAGCCTTGAACCGCCGCTCCATCCGCCGTCACCTGACCGAGACTGATATCGACAACTTTAGTTATTAATCCCATTAAAACGTTTTACAATGGAAAAAAGAACAAAAGCAGAAATCCAGAAGCGTCATCACGAGATTCTGGTCGAGCTCGACAAGATGGAAGAGCTCGCAAACAAGGAGCAGCGCGAGTTCACCAAGGATGAGGCTGCCAAGTACGATGCCCTCGTCCGCGAGGATAACCGCCTGCACATTGAGATCCAGGCTCTCCTGGATCAGCGCGAGCTGGCCAAGTTCGAGGCTCAGAAGTCCAAGAACCAGCTCTTCCGCGAGATGATGATGAACTGCGTCAAGGAGCGTGAGAACGCCACCACCATCCTGCAGAACGCAGTGACCACCGGTGATGACCAGAACGCCACCGCCAACATCGATGCCTCTGGTGCGGTACCTCTCACCATCCATGAGCTCATCGACACCAAGGTCGAGGGCCTGGAGCTCCCCGCTGACCTGCGTATCCTCACAGGCGTCATCGGCAATGAGATCTGGCCGTACAGCATCGATGATGTTGAGTTCACCGTAGCCGGCGAGGTTGAGAAGACCAGCGAGCAGGCTCTGAACTTTGACAAGCTGAAGGCTAATCCTGAGCGTGTCACCGCCAGTGTTGCTGTCAGCAACCGCGCCATCGACAACGCTGACTTTGATCTGCTGGGCTTCGTCACCTACAAGTTCCAGAAGGGTATCGCCAAGTTCAAGGCTCTGCACGTGTATTCACACGCCGCCTTCGGCAACACCCTCAAGTCGCCGTTCGCCCTGGTTGACGTCGAGGAGATCAACCTTGATGCCAACATCGGTAAGAACCTGGCCAAGAAGGTAGCTGCTATGTATGACCTCGGCTTTGAGGGTGTACCTTACATCATCATGGATAAGGTCATCGAGACCGAGCTTCTCTTCACCAAGGCCATCCCCAACAGCGCCGGCGACCGCACCGTCATCATGGACGGCAAGTGCTGCGGTTATCCCTACGTGGTGTCCAAGTACATCAATACCACTCTGGACAGCACCGGCAAGCCCGTACAGGACTCAGACCGCTACATCGGTATCGGTCACTTCGGCTACCTGTCAATGGAGCAGCACGGAGAGGTTCGCATGACCATCGACGCCACCAGCGCCGCTGTATCACAGCGCAACTCAACCGTCATCACATTGAACACCGACTTCTCACTGACTGAGCTCTCCAGCAAGGTCAACGGCAACAAGAGTGGCAAACCCCAGGCTTTCAAGCTGCTCAAGGTCGTAGAGAGCGAGGAACCCACTACCGTCTAAACTTTAGCCGGTATCCACTTCGGGAGTATTCATAGTTCTAAACTCCAGGCAGCGGGTGAGGTGTCAGAGGTAACAGCCTGACCACCCGCTGCTCCCGAAGAGGAATATCAATCAACAGAGTATAAACCACCACACAGCAGTACGATGAGTCTGATCACAGACAAGGTCTTCTACAACGCCCTCAAGAGCAGCTCCGAACTTCTCGAAGCTGTCGGCAACCGGATAGAGAACACCTCTATCCCTGTCCCTGATGAGGAGCTCCCCAACGAGCCGGTCCCCTACCTCATCATCACCTTCGATGGTCTGCAGAACGAGGGCCTCACCAAGGATAACAGCTATGAGGGTGATACCGACAAGGTGACTGTGAGCATCGAGGTTGCCGCTCCGGACCGAGAGACGCTGGGCAATATCACCGATCTCATACGCCAGACCGTCATCGCCTACTTCGAGGATACCACATCCCATGCGGTTGATGACTATGATCTGGTACCTGAGAGCTATGAGTTCAGCGCCGGACCTATCCAGTACGACTCCATGAAGCCTTGTTTCTTTCAGACTCTGAGCTACGGCTGCGTGACCAATCCGTAAACTAATATGGCTATAATCAAAGGACAAAACCTGCGTGTCATGGTTGGCGGCAAATGCGTAGCAATGGCCACCAACTGCACCTTCCACGTATCGGCACAGCTCGATGACGCCTCCACCAAGGATGATGCCAACGACTGGACCAAGCAGGAGATTGTGGGCCTCTCATGGGATGCCTCAACCGACTCTCTTGTTACTCTGACAGACAACGGATCCAACGGCGAGCTGCCTACCGATCTGCTGGGCCTGATCATCAACAAGACCGAGGTGACACTGACCTTCGACCAGACAGCCGGTACCAACAACCGTGTCGGCCAGAACAGTGCCATCAAGCGTGTCGGCCAGGCTTTCCTGACAGACTTCAATATCTCTGCCCAGAACAGAGCCAACGCCGTCTGCACCTGCCAATTCACCGGCAACGGTCCGCTGGCAACAGCCTGACAGCAGCTGCTCATTCACAAGCCCTGCAACCCCACGGCTGCAGGGCTTCTTTAACCACTAACGCTTAGAACTATGAATGTAGAACGTACAATCAACATCTGCGGCAAGAACGTGTTTATGTGCTACTGTGCCGCCACCGAGACCGGTTACGAGACCATCAGCGGTAAGTCATCGGTCATCTTCGTACCCAAGGTCATCAAGGACGCCAACGGCAAGGTCCAGACCGTGGAACCCAACTGCAACATGGCCGACTGCATCACTCTGGCTGTGGCCGGCATCATCGCCTCCTATGACTTCCGCAATCAGGAAGCTCCCATCACCTCGCAGGATATCCTCTATCATGCCGCACCCCAGGAGGTCCAGAACCTCATCACCTCCATCCTTGAGATGCGCAACGAATGGTACCAGGTACCGGCAATGATCAAGAAGGAAGATGGCAGTCAGAATCAGGAATCCGAAGCTGCCGGAGACTCTGACAATCAAAAAAACTGATAACCGCCCACGAGAGGTATCAGTACCTCGTGGGTGAGATAGGGATCTCCAGGCGAGAGTACCTATATGAGCTGCGCTACTGGGAGATCCTACTGATTGTAAGAGGCTATGCACGACGCAACCGTGAGATGTGGAGCGCCATCCGCTGGCAGACCTTCAGCCTCATGTGTGTGTCGGCCGACCTCAAGAAAGCCGGCATCTACAGCCCCACTGACCTGATCCGGTTCCCCTGGGATAAGACTGACCTTGACGGAGCCGGCGGCCTGTCACCGGATGACATCGCCGAACTGCAGCGCCAGATGAAGGAGTACAACGACCAGCAGCAGGGGTAAGCCCCAGCACATCAATGGAGCGTATTACATAGAGATAATACGCTCCATTGCTTATGTTAGGACTCGAAGTTAACGATGCCGTCGTCATTGACCAGCGCAAGTTCCTGGAACAGGCGCTCTCCACAGATCCCAAGACCGTAAAGGTCCTGCAGGGCCTCATCCGTGAAGTCATACTGCAGGCCCGCGCTCGTGTCATCAGTCAGATCGACTTCCAGAACGGCGATCCGCGCCGCAGCCGCCGTGCTGTCCGCACCTCCGTCTATAAGCAGATTCTGGGAGCCAACATCAATATATACAACTCCAAGCGTCGTCACGGCACGCAGAACTACACACCGCCTCGCACCCTGCGTCCTGGTCAGCGCGGTGGCAACCGCCGCCCGCAGTCACAGCGCACTATTGACCTGCAGAGCTATGCTCCGGAGGATCGTGGCTTCATCCTGCGGTTCGTCAACTCCGGTACCAAGGAGCGCTTCAACGGTGGCCGCAATGGTGATGGTACCAAGTTCGATCGCTTCATCATGAATCATGAAGGAAAGGGCTTCCGTGGCTCCATCGAGGGCACCAACTTCTTCGGTCGTGCCGGTGAGCGTGCTCTGACCTGGGCAGCCGATAAGCTGGCCGACCTCATCGATGCCGAGTTCGAGAAGATAATGAGTAACAATTAAAACGTGATATATGGCAGATTCAATCCTTAGACTCAGGGTAGAGTCCACGGAATATGATTCCAAACTCAAGAAAGCCTCACAGGGCCTGCAGCATTACATCGACAACTGTCGCAAAGTCGGCGGCACATTAGCTGTCGTGGAAGACAACACCCTGGCTTTCGTCAGGGCTCTGGGTGACATGCCCACCGTAGCCCAGGGTGGCACTCAGTCACTGCGTGAGATGACCAAGTCACTCACCGACCTGACTATCCAGTACCGGTCACTGGCCGATGAGGAGAAAAACTCACCCTTCGGCCAGGCAATGGCTCAGAGCATACAGACACTCACCGAGCGTGCTGGCCAGGCGCGTGATGCTGTGGATGATGTAAACGCAACAATCAAAAACGCTGCATCTGATACCCGCGTCTTTGATCAGATCGCCGGTGCTGCAGGACTGGCCACCTCCAGCTTCCAGACGCTGCAGGGAGCCTCCAAACTCCTTGGCGTGGATTTAGGAGATAATGTCGAAGTCATCGCCAAGCTGCAGGCTGCTATGGCCGTCACCAACGGCCTGACTCAGATCCAGACCACACTGCAGAAAGAAAGCGCCGTCATGCAAGGTGTAGCTGCTCTGCAAACAAAAGCACATGCAGCCGCCCAAGCTCTTCTGGCCAAAAACACAACAACGGCAACAGCTGTTGGCAAAGCCTTTAATGCTGTTGCCAACGCCAATCCCTATGTCCTAATTGCCTCGGCAGTTATTGCTGCAGGCACAGCATTGGTTGCCTTCTCAAGAAACAGCAAAGAAGCCACTGATACAATGAAGGCAAATCAGGATGCTGTAGAGAGATCCAAGAAAGCCATTGAATCTTATCGTCAGACATTCACCAACAGCTATGCCGACCTGATGGTCAAGTATGATAAATTAAAGAGAGCATGGCTTTCCCTGGGCGACACCCATCAAAAACAACAATGGATTAAAGATAATGAAAAAGCCTTTGCCGATCTTGGCTTAAGCATCAACAACCTACAGTCAGCCGAGGATGCCTTTGAAAACAATACCGGCAAGGTCGTTGACAGCTTCAAACGCCGTGCCCAAGCTGCTGCCCTGGCTGCCAAAATGGTTGATTTATACAAACAGCAAATTGAGCTGCAGCAGCAGGCCAGCGACAGAGCACAATCCATCAAAGTCAGCCCATACCACACCTTCGTGGCCAGAGAAAACGAACCTGCAGGAGGCTTTATTCCGGATGCAGAACCAGATAAATATGGTCGCACCACTTACAATCAAGGCCGCTATACCAGAATTGGGAATAGTACCAGATTCGTCTATACCCCACAAGGTGCGGAAGAATTCAACAAGAACCTGACAGAGATTGATCCTGTCCTTAAGCAGTTGAAGAAAGATTATCAATACAACGACACACTGCTTCAGAAGTATAACGACAGGCTCTCTCAACTTGAAACCGGACAAGCTCTAACTACCATAACTCCTGACGACAAAGAGACACCGCTACCTGTAGGTTCCATCGCCGATTTGACTCAGAAGATGCAGGAGCTTAAGAATGTACAGTCACTGGTCACTGATAATGCTGAATGGGTACGCTACCAGCGGCAAATCGAACAAATACAGTATCAGATTGATGCCATAAAAGGTACCTGGAAAGAAGGACTCCAGGCCACCTTCACCATCACCACCGATGACACAGAAGTGCTATCTGCGTTGAGTGACATTCAGGGGGCCACAGTAGCAGATAGGACCGTAGTCATCCAATCTGACACAGCCGAGGCATACAATCAAATTGTGGAGCTGACAAAAAATATAGAGGGTACAACGGTATCCTTTAAGGTCATGCCGGAGATAGATCGAGCCATCGGTAAAAGCATCACTACTTCATCCGGACTCGCCAACTTCATCAGCAGCCTTAAAAATGAAATCCAGGATGCCGACTTCGGCTCAGATCTATATGATGCTTTAACCGCGAAGCTGGCCGATGCCACTATGCTGCAGAACCTGGTGAAGGAATCCTTGAGTGTCGGCCTTGGCACCGCACTCTTTGACATAGCCGATGAGAATGGCCAGGACTTCTGGGACCGCATCCTCAATCCTGAAGGCGTCGAGAACGCCGACTGGCAAGCCATCGCCGATGCCATCAACCGCAAACGTAAGGAGATGGGCCTGGATGCACTCACTCTGGATTTCGAGACTGGCTCAGTTAGTAAAAGTTCAACTATCGAGTCCACCGACTCCATCCAGAAGATGACAAGTGGTATGTCGCAAGTCAGCAGCGGACTTACTCAATTAGGAATTAAACTTCCTGAAGGAGTGAATAAGCTCGTCAGCAGCATGCAAGGAGTGACTTCGATTATCCAGGGCGTTCAGACACTGTTAAGTGTTTTCGGCTCAAGCACGATGTCTGTTGAGATAGCGTCACAGAACGCCAACACATCTGCATTGATGGCCAACACCTCAGCCCTTATTGCAAACTCAGCATCCAACAACACTGATGCTGTGATTGAAGGCGTAAAAGGTGTCATGAGCATGTTTTCAGGCGGTGCTGCAGGGAAACACAACGGAGGCATCGTACACGCAGCCACTGGCGCAATCGTACCTGGTCATCATTTTAGTGGTGATAATGTACCGGCTCTCCTCGACAGCGGCGAGCTGGTACTTAACCGAGCACAACAGGGCAATCTTGCCAGCCAGCTTGAAGGAGGTGGCAGCGAGACAGCTACACCTCTGCGTCCTTTCGTCAGTGGCCAGGATGTATTTTTAGGTACTAACAACTACCTGCGCGGCGCAGGACTGGGTGAGATAGTCACCACACGTATGCTCCAGCGTATGGGCTTAATGTAAGTTATTATGGCATGGTATAAAAGATACGGCATACCGTTTGAGTCAAGGCTTCACACTCAGTATATGGTGTATATACTGACCAAGACCAATCCAAGCAGCATCACTTATCTCACCGGTGCTGCAGAACCATTTGTCACACAAGAAAGCAAGGAGGATGATATCTTCCTTCCGATACGTATGCAAACAGGTCGTCTGAGCATCATCGATGAGACACAGGACGGCTCGCTGCTCAATGATCTTATCCCTGTCAACAACACAGAGAAACTGGTCCAGCTGTGGTCCGGCACATGGAACGAATCACACACCACTTTTACCGATGGCACACTCTGCTGGCAGGGATTTTTGCGCTCTCAGGCTTTTACCCAGCCCTGGGAGGGCAACAAGAAAGTCATTGAACTGCCTGTCAACTCACTTCTGGCATCTCTGGAGAATGTATCGTTAGCTCCATCTGATGCTGGGGGCACCATCAATATCGCAAAACTTGTCAAACAAGCATTTGATGCTCTGGGAGTCACACCATCCTATGTCTATCTTGAGACAAACATAAAAGGATCCTGGGCTTCATCCGTTTACACATCCAACTTCTGGGAACTGCGTATTCAGAGTGAGTCCTTATACACTCTCGAAGATAATGTTGAAGAAGGACAGAGTATTTCACAATGGACTGGCATGTCATATTATGATGCCCTATCTGTCGCATTGCGTTTATTCGGCCTTATGGCACGTGAAGACGGCACCAACATCCATTTTGCGATGTATGATAAAGTCTCTGCAGCTATTCATTCATTGAAATTCGCATGGAGTACAATAGAAGCCATCGCCTCATCAGGCACCCCATCCGGACAACCTGTTGAAAGTTGGCCATCGGATCGTAATTTGCCAGACAGCTTTTATGGCAAAAATAACACTGAGGAATTCCTACAAGGAGCCAGGTCAGCGCTTGTCAGATTACCGGTACCGGATTACCAGGTCCACGTTGACCTTCCGGCCACTACCGAAGATGCCTCTACGGTTTATGAAGTTACAGTGACCAATCCAACGGTCAAGGTCCAGCCGCATGCGCCCCGCACCAACAATATCGAAACATTTTTGTATATTGAATACAACGGATATACGCCTGTGGAAAATGATCCAGATTATAACGACTGCCTAAACAACAGTGTTATCATGAATAATACCGGCTGGATTAGTCAACACACAATCACCGGTGCCTTCCCGTGCCGTTGGCTTCATGCTGAAGGACAGTCAAGCCCTATTCTTAAGACTGGACTTTTTCTCAATCAGCTGTACCTTTCCCCTTGGGCGCCATCGTCATTCAATAACTGGTGGGCATATTCTCTTAAATCTGGAATTGATTATAAACTCTCAGATGGATATCTGCAGCTCAAGTTCAATAATTACAATTTTGATCAGGGCTACACCGGCACATCATCTCATCCCAATGCTCCCACAACACCGCATTTTGGGAAGTGGTCTGGCGTGGTTCCGGCTCCGGAAGCTATACAGACTGATCTCTATGTACTGATTAGATTCGGCAACAAATGCTGGAAAGAATCAACAAAGAGCTGGGTGACTTATGATTATTATGTGATGTTCAATAATGAAATGACTCCCATATCTTTTGATAACGAAGGTATGATCAGCAATAAGACAGCTGACATGGCTGTATCTGAAGACGACGGTTTTTTCATTCCAATCAATTCTGATTTGTCAGGGCAGATCCAAATTTTTATAGCCGAAATTGCCGCACACCGCGAAGGAAGCAACTACCGTTATGTTCATTCCAGGATTATAACTGATCTGAGGCTTCAGTTCCTACCAAATATAGACGAAGTGTCATCACAGCGTAGCGTAAACAACTACCGCCAGACAATACTTGAAAGTGGATTTGAGTCTGAGAAAGCCATCATGCTGAATGTAGGTACCAACAACAATAACAAACCGTCACCGGTATTTATTAAGAACAACAGTGACCAGTTCGTAGAATCCATCACATTCATGGATGCAAACCGCAATTCAAAAG